GAAAGTAACATAACTGTCCAAGACTTTCCTATTCCTGATCATTGGCTTCGCTGTTATGCGCTCGACGTTGGATGGAAAAAGACTGCATGTTTGTGGGCAGCCACTGATCCTACCAGCCAAATAACTTACTTATATTCCGAATATTATCAAGGCCAAGCTGAACCTATTATCCACTCAGAAGGTATCAAGGCCTTGATAATATTCGGAATATAAGTAAGTTATTTGGCTGGTTGGATCAGTAGCTGCCCACAAACATGCAGTCTTTTTCCATCCTACGTCGAGTGCATAACAGCGAAGCCAATGATCAGGAATAGGAAAGTCTTGGACAGTTATGTTACTTTCAAGAATAGGATAAATTGCTCCAGCACCTAACTGTGGTACACCTTTCGATCGAGCTTCTCTTTGGTGAGGAGGTAAGGCAGCAAAGAGTTTTTCTTTTTGTTCAGTAGTTAGGTGTGGAGCATCATCCCATGTTGCTTGAATTAAGAAACGACTTCCGGACTGGGTTTCTTCGAGTTTTCCATTTGGCATGAACTGTAGGACTGTATCGGTGAGTCCTTCCAATGGAGTGAATGTGAGCATGATTAGGCCATTAGTTGTCATGGTCCGAGTCACACATTCAGTATAGATATTCATTGGACATTCTTCATCGAGCCAGATTATGTCTTGTTCGGTACCTTCGAATGACTTTCGGCCTTCAGCGTATGATTTTATTTTGTATCGGCTGATACCACCAGAGATGTGGCGAACTAAAATGGTGTCTACTGCATTAGGTGTTCCACCAGCTTTAGGTGTGGTCTTAATAATATATTTGGCTGGAATCATTCCAGTACCAAATTCTTCAGTAGGTCCGATTAATTTGTATTGGACAATGTCTCTGGCTGTGGTACTGGTAGTTCCTGCTGCCCAGGCGTTTATTGCTCTGGTGAATCTGTGGCCGGTCCACCAATCTGGATAACGTCCAGTGAGGTGGAGGGCCATTTCATATGCGCCAACGCCTTCAGATTTGCCAATACGGTTAGCCGCCATCATACAACGCTCTGTGTAATGGTTTCCCATTTCAAAGAACTTCATATGTTTTGGATAATTATGTCGCGATAAAGGACCAGTCTCTGGATAGTATTGACTGATCTTATTTTGACTTATCCGAGAGTTTTTCTCTTTTAAAAGTTTTAGATATTGTTCTTTTTGATCACGCGTCAAGTGATCTAAATTTATTGTTTCTATCATTTGAAGATTTATTATTGTTCGAAATTTGTAAGTAAATCTTCAGGAAGAGAGTTAATTAAATTTTGAGATTCTTCATCATTTTGAAAGAAGTTATAATCACTGATGTCAATCTCTGATGGTTTTTCAATAATTTGTGTTATTGGAAGATTTTTTATTTCTTGAATTTTTTTAATAGAAGGAATTTTCTTTACTGCTTTATCTGTAACTTCTGTAATATTATTTACGCGATTGATTGATGATTCGAGTGCGTTAATCTCTGCGTCGAGTTCCTCATCTGTTTTGGTAGACAAGGTCATGTCGATGATATGTTTGTCTGGTGCTTTATATCCATTACGATCTAATATGTCTTTGGCCGTATTATACTGGACCGCATGCGGAGCTTTTGTTTTTGGATCTATTAAGCGTTTGAAAGTTTCGAGAGCACCTTTATTGAGAGAGACGAGTTCTTTACGAACGTCAAGAAGAGCTTCTCTTGACCTATCATGTAAGCCGTCTATGTATGCCTTGCCGAGTTCAGAACTTACTATTAGGGATACATTTTCTTTGGACATACCAGTTTTCTCTGCTATAGAAATATTGGAGAATCCTGAAAATTTCATTTGTAAGACTGTTCGATGGTGTGCTCTGAGTTCTTTTAGCATGGGAATCTTTTGTGGTGCGTAATATAAAGAGTTGTAAAGTAGGCTATCTCAAAAGAAGTTTCGATAGGTTGAATGGCTTGGAAAATCAATAGGATAAGCCTACTTTGCACTGTTACATATGTTGTGGAAAAGAGCAATGGTAAAGTGAATGATTACCAAAAAACATTTTTTGACTAATTTTGGTACCATTCATTGTGGATGGTTTTATTATTTTAGAGTGGGATAATCTTTTGTGTGGTTAGTAATTGGTTAGATTGAGTTAAGTTCTGCGTAGCAGACTGGCCGTTCATATATGAACCAAATTGTTTGGATTATAAATTGGTTTTGTGGTAGGTGATTTGTTGGGTGTGGAATGGATGGTGTCAAATGGTGTCTTTATAGGAGTTGTGGTTTTCGCAAATCTATATAGAGAAGCCTTATTCAGTATATGGAATCGAGGCATCGACGTACCACAAGGTTCGCACAAATAAAAATCGTTCCCATTCAACCAGTCGCGACGCACCACGAGTTACACACAACAAATATTCAGCCAGCCTACAAAACTTAACTCAATCAAATAAACTCTACACAACTAAAGAAACTTAGACATATTAAAAAATTTTAAACACACCAAAGTTTATTATTCATACTGAATAAATAAAATCTCAAACGATGAAAAAATAATTCTTGACTCATCCGACAAAAGTATTATCTTAGCAAACAACGAAAGAAAAAATATCTTGAAAAATATTTCTTGACTTCCCTTTCAAAAGTTATTACCTTGAAATTAACAGAGCGGAAAAAAGTTTTCCGTTCAATCAACGGCTAAAGCCGAAAAAACTAATCATCGGAGGCATTACCATGGCACAATCAATTTTTGAAATTCTGGATACGTTAAAGACCACCACATCTGTACCTAGCCACGGATCGGAAGTCGCCCACACCTTGCCGCGTCACCTGTTTCCTACCAGTGAACAATTCGAAAGCGCTGATAAGTTACTAGCCTGGGCAAATGAGAAGGGCTACACGCATGCCCTGCTCCAGCAAGGAATCCAAAAAGGTTTAATTGATTGCCGAGCAAAGTTTAAGGCAGTCAAGAAAACTGATGAATGGTCAATCGATTATGGTCAAAAGAATGTTGATTCTCATAAATGGGAGGTGACAAACCGACCTAATTCTGGAAATAAGAAAATTACCGAAGCCGTTCTTGCAGTAGGCATCAAGATTGCCAGTGCGATGAAAATGGCCGGTATCGACGAAGATACCATTCTTGCCACATTGACAGAAACCTACGGACTTGAAGCGGCTGGTACGATTCTCGAATCAATCAAATAATGAGGTGAAATTATGATTAGCAAACAATTAAAAATTGCCCTAACAGATTATCCATCTGCAAAGGATACAATTGACGCAATAAACGAAATTTGTGAATATCCAAACTATTCATGGATTAAATCAATGTTAAATGATATTCCAATTTCAATAGTTAGTGAAGAAAAAATGCTACTATTATTGGAAGAAATAAACATCAGGGAAAGAAAAGCATTTGATAAAACTCTTCATATTTATAAAAGAAATACTAATTAACGAATCAATCAAATAACAACCACTCAGGCATTTGATATGAAAACAATTATCATTCTGGCAATCATTGGACTTCTTACAACTGGTTACATGGTCGCATGTAAAGCAACTACCACCATTGAAACAATAACCAATGAGCGAAACGCCCTCATTGCACAAATCAAATAATTATTGGAGAAATTATGATTGTAGATTATAAATGTAAATGTGGTAATCATACTTTTCATCTTTTACAAGATGTTAAAAACCTAAAAACTAAATGTACAAAATGTGGAGAAGTAAACATTATTTGTTGGAATGGTAATGGTGACCCATCCTCAGGGTCAATGAAAAGACTTGATACTGGCAAGTGGGTTAGACCAACAACAAATCTTACTTTATCAGATTAATATCTAAACAACTAAATCGGCTGATTAGCCAAAACTTTTAAAGCCTATTAGAGTTATTCTAGTGGGCTTTTTGTGTTTACGTTGCCGGCGCTGTAACATTGGCTATAACCGTCTTTTTGGTTCCTGGGTATTATCCTACCCGTACCGTCCGAAAACCCGGTACGCGCCACCACGACCACCTTCCCGACCCAAATCCGTGAACAGCCTCCGGAACCTCATAACTGAATTACAACCACCCGACTGAATTACAACCACCCGATTGAGTCACTCATCAAACATATTCACTCACCACAAATAACAAACCAATTACAAACTGAATTACACATCCATAATCACCAACCAACACCGAAAGTCTTTGTCAACCCATAAAATACTTAGTCAGCCCTAAAAAACCACCTGACACAAAAAAGCCGATCGTAGTCCG